TTAAAAATGGTGTTCAAAGCAAAATAAAAGAATATAATAGAAGTCAAACTTTATCAGTATCACTATCAAAATATTCACAATCTGGAAGTGGAATTAGTTCTTCAATTGGTGACGGTCTTACCTACAACCAATATTATGGACTAAGAGTTCAAGATGAAGAAATATCATTAAATTATCCAGATGTGGTAAAAGTAATATCAGTATACGAATCTTTTGATTCGTCAGCACCAACTTTGGATCAAGTTCAATTCACTTCTAGTGCTAATGTAACCACAAATGCTGTTATTGGTGAAGATATCCTTGGAAACACTAGCAAAGCAATTGCAAGAGTTGTTTCAAAACCATCTACAAATGTTTTGGGTATTGTATATTTAAATCCTGAAAGATTTTTAGCAGGAGAAACTGCTGTATTTAAAGATTCGGGTATAACTACAGAAATTGAATCTATTACTCTAGGTAAGTATAAAGACGTAACAAATTCATATTCATTAAATAAGGGTCAAAAAGATCAATATTATGATTATTCAAGAATTGTTAGAAATAAAGATACAGCAGAACCTTCTAAACAATTACTAATAGTATTTGATTATTATTCAATACCATCTAATGATAATGGCGACGTATTTACAGTATTAAGTTACAACGAAGATAGATTTTTAACCGACATTCCAACAATTGGTCCAAGATTAGTAAGATCTTCCGATACTTTAGATTTTAGACCAAGAGTTCCTGTATTTTCCGGAACCGGTTCTTCACCATTTGATTTTTCTTCAAGAAATCTTACCACTGAACCTAAATTAATTCTTTCTGCAAATGAAAGCTCATTAATTGGATATGATTATTATTTACCAAGAATTGATAAGTTATATCTTGATAGATTTGGAAATTTTATTGTTGAAAAGGGAGTATCAGCAAAAGATCCTAAAGAACCAAGTAAAAATGATGCTGTAATGGAAATAGCAACTATTAAGTTGCCACCATATCTTTATAATCCATCAGATGCTATCTTATCTTTAGTGGACAATAGAAGATATACGATGAGAGATATTGGTTTGATTGAAGATAGAGTTGAGAATCTAGAAAGAGTTACTTCACTATCTCTACTTGAAATAAATACACAAACTCTCCAAATTCAAGATTCTGAAGGTAGAAATAGATTTAAGAGTGGATTTTTTGTTGATGATTTTAAAAATTATTCCCTAATTAACAAGCAATTATCTAATATTAGAGTCAATACTGTAGCAAATGAATTAACACCAATTAACAGTAGAAATTCACTTAAATCACAAATTGCACCAGCAACAGCAGTTACTGATGAAGACTTGGATTTATCAGATAACTTTGAATTGTTGGATCCAAATATTCAAAAAACTGGAAATTCCGTAACTTTAAAATATGATTCTATTGGATGGATTGAGCAACCATTTGCTACAACAGTTGAAAATGTAAATCCATTTAATGTTATAGTTTATAGTGGAAATCTTAAGTTAAGTCCAGAAATTGATACTTGGGTAAGAACCGTTCAGCTTCCAGATAAGAATGTTAGTATAACATTAAACTCCACTAGGACACTTGAAAAAAATCTAGTAAGTAATGCTTTTGTTACTCTAACTCCTATTCGTACCACAAGCCAAAATACGGTTAATGGTGGAACAATACGTGGTCAAGGAAACTTCACTAGATCTAGTAGTTCTACAACAGAAACTTCATCAACTGCTACCAGTACCACATCAAATACAACACAAAGTATTGATTATGATACAATAAGTGATGTTGATACTACAATTAGAAATGTTTTAGTATCTTCATCTGATGAAGCATTTATGAGATCCAGAAATACTGAATTTTCTGCATCTAATCTTAAACCTTCCACAAGATTCTATCAATTCCTTGATGGAAATAGTGGAGTCGATTTCATTCCAAAATTAATTGAGATAGCAAACGACACCACATTAGCAAATTATGGAGCTTCTGGTGCATTTACAGTTGGAGAAACTGTGATTGGAAGATTTGGTGAAGACAATTTGATTACATTCAGAGTTGCAACTCCAAATCATAAGTATGGTAAATTTAATTCCCCATCCACAACATACACAATAAATCCATATGTTAAGACTGAATCTATAGCATCATCGTATAGTCAGTCATCAAAAGTTCTTAATATTGATACAACTTCATTATCGCAAGAAGCTCAAGGAAAATATTTTGGATATCTAGTCCAAGGTATGAAACTTGTTGGACAAACTAGTGGCGCAGTTGCATATGTAAAAGATTTGCGTTTAATCTCCGATAATTATGGAGATTTGATTGGGGCATTCTACTTAAGAGATCCAAATACTATTCCTGTCCCAACCGTTAGAATTCCAACGGGAACCAAGACCTTTAAGTTAACTTCAAGTTCAACAAATGATCTAGGTCTTCCTGGTAGCAATTCGATTTCACATGCAGAAACAAATTATAATTCCGACGGAACTCTTGAGCAGTGGGAAAACACTGTCACTACAACTACAAGTAATTTAACAACAAAAACAGTAACTAATTTAACAACAAATACAACACAATCAGTTACAACAATAAACACCCATACAACAACAACAGTTCAAAGATTTGTTGATCCACTTGCACAGTCGTTTGTTGTTGGTGGAAATATAGAAGCTCCTTCTCCAAATAGTTCAAATGATGATGTAAATGGTGCATTCTTGACTGCGGTTGATTTATTCTTTGCAAGCAAGGATAGTGGAAATGCTCCCGTTAAGGTTGAGATAAGGACTGTTGAACTGGGAACACCAACAAGAATTGTTATTGGAACTCCAGTCACATTAAGACCAGATGAAGTTAATGTTTCTGATAATGCAGAAATTGCAACTAAAGTCACCTTCAGTGAACCAATTTATCTACCACCTGGAAAAGAATATGCTGTTGTAATTATTTCAGAAAATAGTGATCAATATGAACTCTGGACAGCAGTTATGGGAGAAAAGACTGTAAATACCCAATCACTCCCAGATGTTGATAGTGTTACTTACTCAAAACAATTTGCTATGGGAAGTCTATTTAAATCCCAGAATGGATCTATATGGACTGCAAACCAGTATCAAGATCTTAAGTTCAAACTTTATAAAGCACAATTCACATCATCAACAGGAACTGCATTCTTCTATAATCCAACATTAGATGAAAGTAATGGATATGTTCAGAGATTGGGAAATAATCCGTTAACAACTTTACCAAAAACACTTACTGTTGGAATTACAACAACAACAAATGCAACATTAATTGGTGATTTGTCAAATGGTAGGAAAATTGTTGATGGATCAAAATCGTATGTTTATGGTTATATTGTTGGAACAGGAAGTTCTGTCTCACAGGTAGGAATTACTACTGGTGGAAGTAATTATGTTACAGATACTTCTATACAAACTTACAATATTACTGGAAGTGGTTCTGGTCTCACATTAAATATTTCCGCATCTGGTGGAGTGATTACTGGAATAGCAACTGTAGTAAATCCTGGAAATGGATATGCTATTGGCGATGTTGTTGGAATAGTAACTTCTTCAGTTTCAAGTAATACTGGAAAGGATGCAAGAATTACAATTGGGGCAATTGGTAGTAGTCTTGATACACTGTACCTATCAAATGTTCAGGGTCAGTCATTTACTGTTGGTGCTGGACTAAGTTACTACAATAACGCTGGGACATTAGTATCTCTTGCGAGCACATTTATCAGAAGTTCCTCAAATGTAGGAAATCAAAATTCTGGTAACTTTATAAAAATCGATCATTTTGATCATGGGATGTATTCAAATACAAATAAACTTGCTATCAGTAACGTTGATTCAAATGTATCCCCAGTTCTACTTACTTCAGCATTGTCTGCTTCTGACTCAACAATTTCTATCGCAATTGGAGATACTTCAAATTTTGCAAATTTTGAGGGAATTCCAGTTAATGGATCCAACCCAGGATATGTAAAAATTGAAAATGAAATTATTAGATATCAATCTATTGGTAATGGGTTCTTAGGTACTATTACTAGAGGTATTGATTCAACTATTGCAATTCCCCATGAAAATAATAGTTTAATATACAAATATGAATTAAACGGTATTTCTTTAAGAAGAATAAACACAACTCACGACATTAGTGATTATGGTATTGGATTGGATAGGTATTATATTGAAATCGATAGATCTTCAAATGGAGTTAATAGGAGTTCTGATGGAACTCCAACAAATATGCCCGAGTTGTCGTTTACTTCGGAAGCAAATCTAGGAGGTTCTAAAGTACTCGCAACTGAAAATATTCAATATAGTTCAGTAGTACCAAATTATGATATTATTACTCCAGGTTCTTCTACGTCTGCTACTGCTATAATTAGAACCACTTCTGGAACAAGTGTGAGTGGTAGTGAGACATCATTCCTTGATAATGGATTTGAACCTATTGAACTTAATACATTAAATAGGTTAACATCAGTGAGACTTGTATGTTCCAAAGAGAATGAGACTGCATATCTAGCAAATCTACCAAGAAACAAATCATTTACTACTGGAATAACATTAAATACAGCAGATAGTAATTTATCTCCTATAATTTATTTGGATACCACATTTACTGAATTTATTTCTAGTCGTTTAAATAACCCTGTTACAAATTATGCAACCGATGGTAGAGTTAATTCAATATTAGATGACCCACATGCAGCAGTGTATGTTTCAAATATGGTAAACTTGGTCCAACCAGCAACTACATTAAAAGTTATTTTATCTGCGTATCGCCATTCTTCTGCTGATTTTAGAGTTCTATATAGTTTAATTAGACCAGATTCTAGTGAGATTGATCAATCATTTGAATTATTTCCAGGATATGATAATCTAAAATATACAACTACTCAAGGATATTCAATCCTAGATAAATCAAAAAATAGTGGATTGCCTGATACCTTTGTTTCACCAAGTCTTGATAATCAATTTTTAGAGTATCAATTTACAGCAAATGATCTAGATTTATTTACTGGATATGTAATTAAAATTGTAATGTCCGGAACTAATCAAGCATATGCTCCAAGAATCAAAGAACTTAGGACAATCGCTGTAAGATGATAAGAGTAGAGGGACATCAAAATCTTTATAGAGATGAACGGTCTGGAGCAATTATAAATTGTGACTCTACTTCATATAATGAATATCTTAGTTCATTGTCTATAAGAGATTCTCAAAAAAAAGAAATTGAACATCTAAAAAGTGAAATGTCTGAAATTAAAAATCTGCTTAAGGAGTTATTGTATGAATCCAGATCAAATTAATTTAGAATCAATTAGTAAATTATTTGAATATGAAAAATATTCTCGTCAAATTGATGAAATTGATGATTTGGAGCAACTAAGAGATTTTGCAAAATGCTTTATGAAATTATATTTAAAACAACAAGAAGTTGTGCTCGAATTGGGAATCAAGTAAGTATAAATATATTTTAGATCCTGAGATTATTTTTTCATAAATGGCTGAGATAAAAGTCAGAGTCGGGCAACAAAATGCTGTAAAGGTAGTATCTTCACTAGCAGGTGCTCAAGGTCTGTCTTTAAGTGAGCTAAGTGATGTTAATGCTACCAACCTTTTAGATGGTATGGTTCTTGTTTATAATGGTGCGACTAGAAAATGGGATGCTACATTATCATTAACCCCTGGAATTACACAAAATTTAGACATTAACGGAGGAAACTTTTAATGGCAAGTATTATCAGGATCAAAAGATCTTCTGGTACTAATAAACCTTCCAGTCTAAATTGGGGCGAATTAGCGTATGTAACAGGTATTGGTAGCTATGGTGGAACCAATCAATATAAAGATAGAATTTTTGTTGGTGACGATGGCGCTAATGTAAATCCAGTTGGTGGATATTATTATACCTCTATGATGGAGCACCAACCAGGTGCTATTGATGGTGTAACTAATACTCGCAACCAAGATGGTGGTATTGTTGCTGTTCTTGATAGCAACAGAAAAGTTGACCAATGGAATGTTGATAATTTACGATTAGATGGAAATACATTTTCATCGCAAAACACTGATGGTGATATTGTATTAGATCCAAATGGAACTGGTGAAATCAATATTGTTGATGATACATATTTGAGTTTTGGAACCGATAAAGATGTAAAATTAAGATACGACGAAGCTACAGATAATAGATTTGAAATTGAAGGTGCTGATTGGGCATTTGCTGATGGAGTTGCGATTAATATTGGTGATGTAACGCAATCGTCAGATAAAGATACTGGCGCTCTTGTAGTTGAAGGTGGCGTTGGTATTGAGAAAAACTTAAATGTTGGTGGAAATGCTACTATTGCTGGTGTATCTACATTCACTGGTAGTGTAGTTATAGGTGATGTAAGAATTGAAGATAATGTAATTTCAACTATTCCTGGATCAGGAAATGTTCTTTATATTGACCCATATCCCGATGGTTTAAGTAATGAAGGCACAGTAGTAATTAAAGGCGATTTACAAGTAGATGGAACTACCACTTCAGTAAATTCAACTGCCGTAACAATTAATGATCCAATTATTGTTCTTGGCGATGTAACTAGTGCAAGAACAGTAATGTCGCCAGTTGCATCTGGTGTTTCAACAATTACACTTGACTCAGTAACTGGAATCAATACTGGAGACACTATTCAAGGTAGTGCTTCTTTACCGAATGCAGGTCTCACGACAATTACATCATATAACCCCTCCACTAAGATTATTACCATTGAAGGTGCTACATCTTCAGGAATTGTTACAACTACACAATTAACAATAACTCATGCATATGATACTAATACCGATAGAGGTATTGCTTTTGATTATAATACGAGCAGTGGAGTAGCAAATAATAAGACAGGTTTCTTTGGTTATATTGATGGAACAAATACTGGAAGTTCCGCACCAGTAAGATCTTGGACATATATTCCCGATTCAACTATTTCAAATAGTGTCGCAATAGGAACAAGGGGATATCTTGATATTAAAGGTATCTATTATCAAACTGGTGATTTTAGTACTCACGGTGTTGTATATTTTGATAGCACTGGATTACAAACCTCAACTAACGATCCAGCATCACCAACAATTACATCTAAACAGGTATTGACTGCAATTACTGAAATTACGCTAACTTTTGGTAGTGCTGCTTCTGTTACTGCAGGTGATATAATCTTGCAAGATACTAGTGGTGCTTATGGTATTGTTAAAACAACTGTTAACTCATCAACAATTACACTTGTTGGTGTAGAAGGAACATTTACAAATACTTATAATGTAAATAAAAATAGTGTAAGTTTATCACTAATTCCAACAACTGTAACTACCATATATACTAACAAACCGACTTGGACATCAACTCTTGATGGAGGAACATTCTGATTTATGGCTAGTGAAGTTGACATTAATCTATTGATGAGTTTATACAATCAAAAAGTATCTCAATTATCAAATCAAAATATTTTATTAGAGGCAAAACTTCAAACTCTTAGCAAAGATTTTGAAGAGGAAAAAAATTTACTTTTAGAAGAAAATTTGAATCTTCAAGAAAAATATGATGCTCTAGTAAAAACCAAAAAAAGTTCTGAATAATAAGTACAATGGCAAAACCAGCAAGTAGGCAACAACTCATAGATTACTGCCTAAGGCGGTTGGGTGCCCCTGTATTGGAGATAAACGTAGATGATGACCAGATAGATGATTTAGTTGATGACGCTCTACAGTACTTCCAGGAGCGTCATTTTGATGGTGTTGAAAGAATGTATCTGAAGTATAAAATTACGCAAGAAGATCTTGACAGAGGCAGAGGAAGGAATACTAATGGTGTTGGAATAGTTACAACTACTGCAACATCAACTACTGGAAATGTCTTTAATTTTTATGAGACATCAAATTATATTCAAGTACCAGATTCAGTTATAGGTATTGAAAAGATTTTTAAATTTGATACCAGTTCTATTTCTGGTGGAATGTTTAGTATTAAATATCAGTTATTTTTAAACGATCTATATTATTTTAATTCAGTTGAACTTTTACAATATGCTATGGTCAAATCATATCTAGAAGATATTGATTTCTTATTAACTACGGATAAACAACTTAGATTTAATAAGAGGCAGGATAGACTTTATTTGGATCTTGATTGGGCATCACAAAAAGCAGATCAATATATTGTTATTGATTGTTATAGGATATTAGATCCAAATACATTCACCAATGTATATAACGATAGTTTTATTAAAAAATATTTGACTTCTTTAATTAAAAGGCAATGGGGTCAGAATTTAATTAAATTTAGAGGAGTTAAACTTCCAGGGGGAATTGAGTTAAATGGTAGAGAGATATATGAAGATGCCGAAAAAGAATTAGAAGATATTAAGCAAAGAATGTCACTTGAATATGAATTACCACCTTACGATTTTATTGGATAATGGCACTTAATCCCTTTTTTCTTCAAGGAGCTTCCTCCGAACAAAGACTTGTTCAAGATTTAATCAACGAACAATTAAAAATTTATGGTGTTGAAATAACTTATATTCCCAGAAAATTTGTTAGAAAACAAACAATAATAGAAGAAGTTCAATCATCAAAATTTGATGATAATTATTCAATTGAAGCATATGTAAATACTTATGATGGGTATTCTGGAGCTGGTGATATATTAACAAAATTTGGAATGAGTCTAAAAGATGAAGTAACTCTTACAATATCAAAGGAAAGATTTGAAGACTTTATTTCACCGTTTTTAGCAGCAGAAGATGATGGGACTGGAGACAGTGCGATTGTATTATCAACTAGACCCAGAGAAGGCGACTTAATTTATTTTCCTCTGGGGCAAAGATTATTTGAAGTTAAATTTGTTGAGCACGAACAACCATTCTACCAATTAGGAAAAAATTATGTTTATGAGTTGAAATGTGAGTTATTTGAATATGAGGATGAAGTTATTGATACTTCAATTGATGAGATTGATACTCAAATTGAAACTGAAGGATTTATTACAACACTCAATTTGATTGGTGTGGGAAGAACTGCCTCTGCTATTGCATCTATTAATTCTGGTTATATTCGTCAAATATTTTTAAACAATGATGGATATAATTATACTTCTGCGCCAATAGTTGCAATATCAACCTCTCCAACAGGAAATGTTAATAACAACGCTACTGCAGTAGCTATCACAACAAATAGAGGTGGATCGCTATCAGTAGAAAGTATTGTTCTAACAAATGCTGGTATTGGATATACGGTTACGCCAATAATTTCTTTCTCTGGTGGTGGAGGAACCGGTGCGGCTGCTACTTGTTCTATAGAAACTTCAAATAATGGAATAATTAAATATACTATAATTGATGGTGGAACTGGATATAGCAGTGCCCCAGTTATAACTATCACTGGAAATGTTGGATTGGGTCAAACCGCCATAGGAACTGCAATTATTAACTCTAGTACTGAAGTTAGTGCAATTTATGTATCTAATCCAGGTAGTGGATATACGACTAACCCCACAATAACTATTGCTAATCCATCAATTTTAACAGGAATTGGTACATATCACTTTAATGAAATTGTTGAAGGATTACAATCTCGCACACAGGCAAGAGTTAAGTCTTGGGATGTTGATACTAATATTCTTAAAGTTTCGTTTGTTGGTATTGGAAGTACAACAAGAGGATTTGTTCCTGGAGAAATTATTGTTGGAGCAGCGTCTTCTGCAAGATATTCTGTTAAAAGTTATGATAATATGGATATATATGATGCATATGCACAAAATGACGAAATAGAAGAAGAAGCAGATACCTTCTTGGATTTTTCGGAATCAAACCCATTCGGTAATTACTAATGCTAGGAAATTATTTTTATCACGAAATCATTAGAAGAACGTTAGTCAGTTTTGGAACGGTATTCAATGATATCCATATTCGCCATAAAGATTCCAATGGTAATGGAATTAGTGATATGAGAGTTCCATTAGCATATGGTCCAGTACAAAAGTTTTTAGCAAGAATTGAGCAGCAACCAGAATTAAATAAGGCAGTTGCAATGACTTTGCCTAGAATGTCGTTTGAAATGACTTCTATTCAATATGATGCGACAAGAAAGGCAGGGGTCACTCAAACCTTTAAGGCATCAGACGGAACAAACCTAAAAAAGGTTTTTATGCCGGTTCCATATAATATTGGTTTTGAACTTAACATTTTAACAAAATTAAATGATGATGCCTTACAGATCGTTGAGCAAATTCTTCCATACTTTCAACCATCATTCAATCTAACTGTAGATTTAATTGATTCTATTGGGGAAAAAAGAGATATCCCCATTGTTTTAGATTCAGTATCCTTTCAAGATGATTATGAAGGGGATTTTTCTACAAGAAGATCCTTAATATATACTTTACAATTTACGGCAAAGACATATCTGTTTGGTCCTATCGCTGATAGTACAGACGGTCTCATCCGCAAGGTTCAAGTTGATATGTATGCAGATACAGATACTACAACTGCCAAGCGTGAAATGAGATATACCGTAACTCCAGACCCTATTGATGCTGCACCAGACGATGACTTTGGATTCAATGAGAATTGGGAGTTTTTAAATGACTCCAAGACTTATAGCCCAACACAACAGACTGATATTTAATAAATTATGAATAATAATTATGAAGACATTGGTAAGGCACTCAACATTGAGAGTAGCATAGTTGAGGTGGAGAAATCTATAGAGAAAGTTGATATTGTACCATCAAAACCTGATGATATTAGGAAGGACTATGAATATACAAGAGCAAATCTATATTCATTAATTGAGAAAGGTCAAGAAGCAATTAATGGAATTATGGAACTTGCTGGCGAAGGTGGAAGTCCTAGGGCATATGAGGTTGCTGGACAATTAATTAAGAGTGTTGCAGATACAACTGATAAATTAATCGATTTGCAGAAGAAACTGAAGGATGTTCAAGAAGATACTGTCAAATCACCTAGCAGTGTGACTAATAATGCTTTGTTTGTTGGTTCAACATCAGAACTTTCAAAAATACTCAAACAAGGTTTTCTAAATAGTAAAGATTAGTCTTTACAAGTAATGAACGAGCAACTGAAATCATATAAAACTGTAGAGCAGATTGCGAAAAAACATCGTATGGATGTCTCAGATATTCAGAAGCAACTTGATATGGGTGCTCCTATTGAACACGAGCACACAAACAATCAAAAACTTGCTGTTGAGATTGCATTGCAGCATTTAGATGAAATCCCAGACTATTATACTCGTTTAAAGAAAATGGAAGCAGATGCTAAAAAGCATCATAAAAAGTTTAAGGATGTGAGAATTAATGAGGAAGGTCTTCGTGACTGGTTTGGAAAATCTAGATCTAAAGAAGGCAAACCTGGTTGGGTAAATGCTGTTACAGGTGGAACTTGTGCTAGTGATGAACCTGGAGAAGGAACTCCAAAATGTGTATCTTCAGCAAAAAGAGAAAGTATGACTAAATTGCAAAGATTATCTGCAACAAGAAGGAAAAAAGAAGCGGATCCTGGGCAACAAGAAAAATCTGGTGCTGCAAAACCAACCTATGTTTCAACAGATTCAAAGGAAAAAATGAAAGAAGAAATGAATCTCCAAGAAGTAAAAGATAAACCGGGAAAAGGTAGTGGTAAAAAGGATGCTTGTTATACTAAAGTAAAATCTCGTTACGATGTTTGGCCAAGTGCATATGCTTCTGGGGCACTTACAAAATGTCGTAAGGTTGGTGCGGCAAATTGGGGAACTAAATCTGAAGAATGTTGGAATGGTTATAAGCAAGAAGGTATGAAAAAGAAAGGTAAGAAAATGGTTCCAAATTGCGTTCCTGTATCCGAAAATGCCGATGCATTTGATTATGATTGGCATACCCCAGTTCGTGAAAGAGCAGATAGATATTGCCCAAAATGTGAAAAACTTGAGACAAGAAACGAATGTAAATACGGTCCAAGATATTGGGATATGTTTTCTTTACCTGCAGAGTTAATTAGTTCAAAGAAAGATTATAATACCACAATGCCACATCCAGCAAATGAGGAGAAGGACTACGAGTATTCAATGGCTCGATCCGAACTTAGCACCATTATGAATGCTGCTAGAAGACTGAAGAAAAAAATGAAAGGTGAGGGTAATATTGAAGCCTGGGTCCAGTCAAAGATCACAAAGGCAGCAGACTATATTGATACCGCAGCAGATTATATTGATAGTGGAGAAAGTAAGGTTAATGAGGATGTGACAATTGAAGATGCAAATGGCAATACCTTTCTTCAGATTATTGATATTATCAAAGCAGACCGTCTTGTAAAAGAGGGGATTAGTTTTGATGTTGGAAAACCTTCTAGAGGTGCTGGTGCGTTAACTCCATCTGCTGCTGCACAACTTGGACCAAAAGCAGTTGAGTTACAAAAGAAAAAAGCTGCTTCGGTAAGTCTTCCAAGTACCGCTGGTGTTAAACTTGCAGATTCTTATAAATTAAAATCATTTGACGAATTTATGTCGGAAGCATCACCTGCTTGGCAGAGAAAAGAGGGAAAGAATTCTGAGGGCGGTCTAAATAAAAAAGGAATTGCTTCTTACCGCAAAGAGAATCCTGGATCAAACCTCTCACTTGCGGTTACGACAGAACCTTCCAAATTAAAAAAAGGATCAAAATCAGCAAATCGCAGAAAGTCATTTTGTTCCCGTATGAGTGGAATGAAAAAGAAACTGACATCAGCAAAAACTGCAAATGATCCAGATTCAAGAATCAATAAATCATTAAGAAAGTGGAATTGTTAGTATGCCGAATAATGATATCTATCTTGGTAATCCTCTGCTTAAGAGGGCAAATACCCAGATTGAATTTACAGAAGAACAAATCTATGAATTTTTAAAGTGCAAAGAAGATCCCGTATATTTTGCACGTAATTACATTAAGATTGTTACTCTCGACCACGGACTACAACCTTTTAGAATGTATCCGTTTCAAGAGAAGTTAATTAGCAATTTCCACGAGCACAGATTTAATATTTGTAAGATGCCTCGTCAGACAGGTAAATCTACAACTTGCGTCTCATATCTATTACATTATGCAGTCTTTAATGATAATGTAAATATTGCTGTTCTTGCGAACAAGGCATCTACTGCAAGAGATCTTCTTCAAAGATTACAACTTGCTTATGAGAACTTACCCAAGTGGATGCAGCAGGGTGTGATATCCTGGAACAAAGGTTCTTTGGAACTTGAGAATGGTTCCAAAATATCATCAAACTCTACATCATCATCTGCCGTTCGTGGTGGATCATACAACATCATCTTCCTGGACGAATTTGCGTTCATTCCAAATCATATTGCCGATGACTTCTTTGCGTCGGTTTATCCCACAATTTCTTCTGGTCAAAGCACAAAGGTCATTATTGTTTCTACCCCTCGTGGTATGAATCACTTCTACCGTATGTGGCACGACTCTGAGAAGGGTAAGAACGCATATGTGGCTACAGACGTTCATTGGTCCGAAGTGCCTGGTAGAGACGAAGAATGGAAGCAGCAGACGATTGCAAACACCAGTGAGCAGCAGTTTAAGGTTGAATTTGAGTGCGAATTTTTAGGTTCTGTAAACACACTTATTAATCCGGCAAAACTACGAAATCTTGTCTATGAAGATCCGATTAAGAGAAATGCTGGATTGGATGTTTATGAGGAAGCAAAGGAAGAAAATAACTATCTAATCACAGTTGATGTTGCAAGAGGAATTGGTAATGATTACTCAGCATTTATTGTTTATGATATTACAAATTTCCCATATAAAGTTGTAGCAAAGTATAGGAATAATGAAATCAAACCGATGATGTTCCCAAGCGTCATTCATCAAGTAGCAAAGGGTTACAATGAAGCCTGGTTATTGGTTGAGGTCAATGATATTGGTGACCAGGTTGCGAGCATTCTACAATATGATCTTGAGTATGATAATGTGTTGATGTGTGCGATGAGAGGTCGTGCTGGGCAGATTGTTGGTTCTGGTTTCTCTGGTAAGAAGTCACAACTTGGAGTCAGAACAACTGCGGCAGTCAAAAAATTAGGATGTTCAAATTTAAAGACCTTATTAGAGGATGATAAATTACTTGTATGTGATTATGATATCATCGCAGAACTCACAACATTTGCTCAAAGGGGCAATTCATTTGAGGCAGAGGAAGGTTGTAACGATGACCTTGCAATGTGCCTGGTTATATTCTCTTGGTTAGTCGCACAAGACTATTTCAAGGAAATGACGGATAACGATGTCCGTAAGAGAATTTATGAAGAACAAAAGAATCAAATTGACCAAGATATGGCTCCATTTGGATTTATCTCTGATGGTATTGATGAAATGACCAGTTTTGTAGATGAATCTGGGGATAGATGGTACACTGATGAATACGGTGATCGTTCTTATATGTGGGACTACCTGTAATAGTAGCAATTTATAAATACTTGTAGAATAAATTTGGATTGCGAGGGACTTAAGATGCCGCTAAATTTAGCATCTCCTGGAATTGTAGTAAGAGAAGTTGATTTAACAATTGGTAGAGTTAATACGGTTTCGGATAGTGTTGCTGCGCAGGTAGCACCTTTCGCAAAAGGACCTGTTGATTCTCCTGCCGTTATTGAAAACGAAAACGACTTACTAAACACTTTCGGGCAACCATATTCAACCGATAAGCACTACGAACATTGGATGGTGGCTTCATCATACTTGGCGTATGGTGGAACAATGTTGATTTCAAGAGCAGATGATGCCGGACTCAAGAATGCTTTTGTCGGAACAGCTTCAAGTATTAAAATTAAGAGTGAAACTCATTACAATCAACTTGGATATGATGAGAATACCATCACCAATGTAACAGTTGTTGCTAAAAACCCAGGTTCTTGGGCAAATGATGTTAAAGTTGCAATTATTGACGCTAAGGCAGACCAAATTTTAGGAATTACCACTACAAACCTAGTAGTAGGTTATGGAGTTACTCAAGCAGTTTCTGCAAATACCATTTTAGCAGGAGCAGGAACAACTAGTATTTTAGATGGATACTTTAAGGGTATCATCACAGAAATTGGTACTGGACAAATTTCAACAAAAATTTTGAGTCACGTTTCTGCAGCAGGAACTGTAACTACAGTAGATTACCAACCAAGTGGTGTTTATACATTTGGAACAAGCGGAAATCTAACGGTTCGTAATAGCAGTTCAGCAGCAATTGCAACATCTGCGGTATCATCTGCGCTTGATTGGTTTGATCAGCAATCAATTACACTTTCGAATGGGTCAATTTCTTGGAACACAATTGCTGATAGACCATCAACATCAGATTATGCAGCATCAAGAAGTTCTAGATTCGATGAACTCCATGTAGTCCTTATTGATGATAAAGGAACAATTACTGGAAATGCTGGAACAATTCTTGAAAAGCACCTTTCACTTTCTAAAGCAAAGGATGCATCATTCTCTGTAGGAAGTCCATCTTATTGGAGAAAATATCTTGCAACCAATTCTACCTACATTTATGGAGGTTCTTCCCCAGTAGGAATTGTAACGACAGGATTTGTAGGAACTGGAGCAACTTCATTTACTCCAGCAAACGATGTTGGTTGGGATCAGGAAGCACAAGATATCATCTTTGCTGCAGCAGGTGCTCCAACCTATACTCTTGCAGGTGGTAAAAACTATGGTGGAAGTGCAGATTTAACAACTTCTGGTTCTCTATATTCGGGACTTGATGATATTATCAGTGGTTATATACTATTTGAAAATACTGAAAACTATGAAACTAGTTTCATCTTAATGGGTTCGGCAAATTATGCCAAAGAAGATGCACAGGCACTTGCTAATAAGTGTATTGCTGTTGCCGAAATAAGACAAGATTCTGTTGCGTTCATTTCACCATACAGACAAGCATTCCTAAGTGACTCTACTGTTGGAACCGTTACTGTAAATAATGATGATACAATCACTGATAACGTTGTAAGTTTCTATGCCCCAATTACATCCACAACTTATGGTGTATTTGATAGTGGGTATAAGTATATGTACGATAGATTTAACGATACTTTCCGTTATATCCCACTAAATGGTGATATTGCAGGAACATGTGCTAGAAATGATATCAATCAGTTCCCATGGTTCTCACCTGCTGGTACTTCAAGAGGTACTATCTTGAATGCTGTAAAACTAGCATACAATCCTGGTAAAGTTCAAAGAGACAAACTGTATTCAAACAGAATCAACCCAGTCATCTTCTCGCCTGGTGCTGGAATCATCTTGTTTGGTGATAAGACCGGATACGGTAAAGCATCGGCATTTGATAGAATTAACGTTCGTCGTCTCTTCATCTACCTTGAAGAAGCTATCTCTGCTGCTGCTAAGGACCAACTCTTCGAATTCAACGATGAAATTACAAGAACAAACTTTGTAAATATTGTTGAACCATTCCTCCGTGATGTCCAATCTAAGAGGGGGATCTTTGATTATGTTGTTATCTGTGATGAAACAAATAACACTGCGGCGGTTATTGATTCCAATGAATTTATCGCTGACATTTACATCAAACCCGCAAGATCAATTAACTTTATTGGTCTTACCTTCGTCGCCACCAGAACTGGTGTTGCTTTTGAAGAAGTAATCGGAAACGTTTAATCAATTTAGAGGTTTAAAACTATGGCAACCCGTCAACAACTAAATCCACCCCCTTTAAGGAAGATTACTGACTTCAAAAGTAAGCTGACTGGTGGTGGTGCAAGACCCAACCTGTTTGAGGTTGTTCTTTCATTCCCAGATGCTGCTGCACCAGATGCAACAGTTTTAGATAAGGCAAGATTCTTAGTTAAGGCTGCGAATCTTCCAGCATCAAACGTTGCTGCGATTGATGTTCCTTTTAGAGGAAGAACCCTCAAAGTTGCTGGAGACAGAACTTTTGATAGTTGGACTATCACTGTTATGAACGATACAGATTTCTCAATCCGCTCTGCGTTTGAGAACTGGATGAATACAATCAACAGAGTATCTGATAACACTGGTCTCACCAATACAGCAGACTATCAGGCAGATGCATTTGTTTATCAATTGGACCGTGATGGTTCTACTTTGAGAGCATATCACTTCTATGATGTATTCCCAACTAACGTTTCTGCAATTGAACTATCTTATGATAGTGGTGGAGACATTGAAAACTTTACTGTAGAACTACAAGTTCTCTGGTGGGAAGCAGTAAAAGGTAATTCTCCTGCAGCAGGCGGTCAAGATATCAACTAAATAGTTAAATAACAGACTAACTTTAATTATAATATGGCAAGACTTTTTGGTTTTTCAATTGAAGATACAGAAAAGAAATCCGCCTCTATAGTTTCCCCCGTTCCTCCCAATAATGAGGACGGGGTTGATAATTATATTGCTAGTGGATTTTATGGTCAATATGTAGATATTGAAGGTGTCTATAGAACAGAACACGATTTAATCAAAAGATATCGTGAAATGGCTATCCATCCAGAGTGTGATGGAGCCATTGAAGATGTTGTGAATGAAGCAATTGTCAGTGATTTGTACGACTCACCAATTGAGATTGAACTATCAAATCTAAATGCAAGTGATAAATTAAAGAAGGCAATTAGGGAAGAATTTAAGTACCTTAAAGAAATTTTGGATTTTGATAAAAAATCTCACGAAATTTTTAGAAATTGGTATATTGATGGAAGACTTTATTATCTAAAAGTTATTGATACCAAAAAACCTCAAGAAGGAATTAAAGAATTAAGATATATCGATCCAATGAAGATGCGATATATTCGTCAAGAAAAGAAAAAAGATAAACAAGATTATATTAATATAAGAGCAGGTGCAGATGATACAAAGATTCTTTCGCCAGAATTAGAAGAGTATTTTATCTATACACCAACGCCAAACTTTCCAACTGGAATGATTACCAGTGGTAGTGGACAAAAAGGAGCAGTAAAAATTGCTAAAGATTCTATCTCATATTGCAGTTCAGGTCTTGTAGATAGAAACAAAGGTACTGTATTATCATATCTACATAAAGCAATCAAGGCACTCAATCAACTTAGAATGATTGAAGATTCTCTTGTAATTTACAGACTATCACGTGCTCCAGAACGTAGAATTTTCTATATTGACGTTGGCAATCTCCCAAAAGTAAAGGCAGAGCAGTACCTCAAAGAGGTTATGTCTCGTTACAGAAATAAACTTGTGTATGATGCAAACACCGGTGAAGTTCGTGATGATCGTAAGTTTATGTCCATGATGGAAGATTTCTGGCTACCACGTAGAGAAGGTGGTCGTGGAACTGAAATTACCACACTTCCTGGTGGTCAGAATCTTGGAGAACTTGCCGATATTGAATATTTCCAGAAGAAACTTTACAGAGCACTGGGTGTTCCCGAATCAAGAATTGCTTCAGATGGTGGATTTAACTTAGGACGTTCATCAGAAATCTTAAGAGATGAACTTAAATTTGCCAAGTTTGTTGGACGTTTAAGAAAGCGTTTTGCAAATATGTTTAATGATATGTTGAGAACGCAATTGATTCTCAAGAACATTGTATCACCAGAAGATTGGGAAACTATTAGTGACCATATTCAATATGACTTCCTATACGATAATCAATTTGCCGAACTCAAAGAATCAGAATTGATGAATGATCGTTTAGCAACTCTTGCTACGATTGAACCCTATATTGGTAAGTATTATTCTACCGAATATGTTCGTAAGAAAGTACTTCGTCAAACTGATTCAGAAATCATTGAGATTGATGAGCAAATTGAAGATGAAATTAAGAAGGGAATTATTCCAGATCCATCACAAGTAGATCCAATTACTGGAGAACCATTACCACCAGAAGGTGCAGTTCCTCAAGAAGGTGGTGATCCTGGACTAATGGGAGATGTTCCACAAGAACCAGATATGAATGCTCAAGCACAAGTAACACAGGTTCCAGAACCTAAAGGTGGTAAGATATAAATAAAGAATAGACATATATTGAAATTTTATGGAAGAACTTATCGACTTGATTGCTACTGATTCGTCAGCATCAGAAATCAGTGACAAAATTAAAGACGTTCTGTTTGCTAAGGCAGCAGAAAGAGTTGATGCTGCTCGTCCTTTAGTTGCTACATCTATGTTTGGTAATGAACCATCATACGAGGATCAAGAATAATGACAGTACATAAACCCGTTGGTTTTGGTAGTTCTATTGCAATTACTTCTGGAGCTGCTACAACTTCATCTACGTTGTCAGTTCAGACTAAGGCACTAAGAGTTGTTGCAACTGCTGGAGCCTTTATTGCAATTGGAACAAATCCAACAGCATCATCAACAGATTATTATGTTCCTGCAGGCGGAACTGCAGTTCTTGCATTGAGTCCAGCATCACAAAGAATTGTTGGAATTATAACAGGAACAACAACCACAATCACATTTCCAGATGGAACGGGATCTCCATTTGTAGTTGGGGATTATGTAACTTTAACTTCAGTAGGACAACCATATTACAATTTTACCCATCAACCTGTTACAGCAGTTGATGCATCAAGTGGAGTTGGTGGATACTATTCAACCAGAATTACTGTATCTACTAGCACATCGGGGATTGTAACTGCATTTTCTACTGATGGGGACTTGAGAGATTCCATAAAGATTTCGGCATATGGAACCGGAGCAGGAGCTTTATATTATCAACAAGTTCAAATTGCTGGAGACGCATAAACAAATGAAACTCATCACAGAAGAAGTATCACAGGTTAAGTTCATCACCGAAGGAAAAGGTGCTGAAAAGAAAATGTATATTGAAGGAGTTTTCCTTCAAGGTGATATCTGCAATCGTAACGGCAGAATGTATCCAATGCAAACTCTTGCAAAAGAAGTAGCAAGATACAATGAGTCATTTGTTTCCAAAGGTCGTGCTCTTGGAGAACTCGGTCACCCTGATGGTCCTACCGTCAATCTTGATCGTGTCTCTCATAAAATTGTTTCTCTTGAACAAAAAGGATGCAATTTTATCGGTAAGGCACAACTTCTAGAAACTCCAATGGGTAAGATTGCAAAATCACTTATTGGTGAAGGAGTTATGCTTGGTGTTTCTTCTCGTGGTGTTGGTTCATTAAAGATGACTAATGAAGGTCATAAAATTGTCGGTGAAGATTTCATGTTAGCAACTGCTGCTGATATCGTTGCCGACCCTTCTGCTCCTGATGCTTTTGTTCAAGGAATTATGGAAGGTAAAGAGTGGGTTTGGGAAGGAGGAATTCTTCGTGAAAGACTCGCTGAGCAAACTAAGCGTAGAATTAATACCTTAGTAGATGATAGAACACTTCAAGAACATAAAGTTGAATTGTTCCAAGATTTTCTATCAAATCTATAAATTATAAATAAATATAGATTATAACACA